GCATTGAGGAAACGAAATGGCAGTAAATAAGATTACAAACAAAGGTGTGGTGAATAAAGAATTAGTTAATAGAGCTAATGAAGTATCTACTAAAGGAACAACTATTCGTGGTAATAGAGAAACAACTATTATACCAGGTAATAATTTATCGGATAATTATGCAATAACACTTAAAGATGTTGATACTGCAGTTTTAAATCATGTTAAAAATGTGATGAAACCAAGAGTTAGAGAAGCAAATGAAACTTTAAAGATACCTGTATTTTATGGTAACGAAGAAAGATGGAAAGCTGTTAGAAAAAGAGGAGTATTGAGGGATAAAAATAATTCATTAATACTTCCATTGATAATGTTAAGAAGAACAGAAATTTCAAGAAATGATTTATCAGGACAATCATTTCCACATGATGTTAAAGGTAATCACATAGATGTAGTTAGGAGTTCAAGATGGAGTAAAGAAAATCAATATGATAGATTTTCAGTTCAACAAGGAGTTCAACCTGTTTATGAAAATGTAGTTACTGGAATGCCAAACTATACCGATGTAACATATGAATTTGTATTATGGACAAATTTTATAGAACAAATGAATCCATTAGTGGAATCTTTTGTAGACCAATCACATACATATTGGGGAAAAGGTGAAGATATGAAATTTTTATGTACAATAGATAGTGTATCAGATGCTTCAGAAATGAATCAAGATGGTGAGAGATTTATAAAATCTACATTTACTTTGACAACAAAGGCTTATCTATTACCTGAATATTTAAATTCTGTAGTTACAAATAAAATATCAAATATGAAAAAATTCACAACCACATCAAGAGTTACTTTTGGTATGGAAGGTGATGCTACAGACAAACAAGTAGGAAAATAAATCACTCGTTTTCAAAATTTATATATACTTATATATAGACAATAAACAATTCATAATTGGAGGTTATAAATGCCAAAAGAAGTAAAATTTACAAAAGACGAACTAACACAAGTTCAAAACATACAAAAAAGTTATGCAAATGTTCAAAATCAATTCGGACAATTAAAATTAGCTCAAATCAGATTAGATAATGACGAAGTAACTTTAGAAGAAGGTTTAAAATCAATTCAAGATGAAGAAAAGAAATTTCTTGACGGAATTACCGAAAAATACGGACAAGGTTCTTTAAATCCAGAAACAGGTGTATTCACACCATCTGAATCATCAGAAAATAAATCGTAATAAACAAAAAAAAATCATTGTTTGAGAGTTTAATCATATATTTATATATGAATAATACTAATGCGCAAAATAGTATGTTTACCTCAAAAAATAAAAAGTTAACTTAGGAGAAATTCAATGGCCGAAAAAATTATAAGTCCTGGTGTATTTACAAATGAAATAGATCAGACATTTTTACCTTCTGCTGTCGCTGATATTGGAGCTGCTCTAATCGGACCTACCTTAAAAGGTCCTGCAGGAATCCCAACCGTTGTAACATCATTTTCTGATTTCCAAGCGAAATTTGGAGATGTATTTAAAAATGGTTCAACTGGTTCATCAGTCCAATTTTTAACATCACATGCAGCTGAAGAATATTTAAAAAATTCAGACACATTAACTGTAGTAAGAATATTAGATGGAACATTCAGTCCAGCTACTGCTACTGTTGCTACTGGTAGTGGTGACGATGCAAATGGTGGTAATAGTTCATTCACATTAGAAACATTAGCCGATGGTGCAATAATGAACAACGCTGATACTACTGTGACTACAAATAATATTAATCTTAGTGGTTCAAAACATAACATTAGATACGAAATATCAAATGTAAATAATTCAAAAGGTACATTTACATTATTGATTAGAGCTGGTAATGATAATATTAAAAGAAAACAAACATTAGAAACATTTACAGGTGTAAATCTTGACCCAAATTCAAACAATTATGTTGCTAAAGCAATTGGAGATCAAGTTTATACTGTAAGAACTGATGAAAATTCAAATCCATTCTTACAATTAACTGGTTCATATCCAAATAAATCAAGGTTTGTAAGAGTATCAACTGTAACTTCATTAACAAATGATTATTTGGATGAAAATGGAAGTATTAGATTAAGTGGTGCTTCTGGTTCATTACCAGCTGCTGGTAGTGGTTCATCACATGGTGGATTTACTGGTGGTGCAAACGGAGTGAGTGGGTTTGATGCTTTAGGTAATCGAGTTGGTACAGCTACAAATGCTACTTATAATTTCTATGAAAATATATCATCTGCTGGTTCACAAGGATATGTATTATCGACTGGTGCTGATGGAACAAATGCTTATGTTCAAGCATTAAATATATTAAAAAACCAAGATGAGTTCGATATTAATTTAATCTTAATGCCTGGTATCATTGACTCTATTCACTCAACCGTAACTGCAAAAGCTATTGATGTTTGTGAAGATAGAGCTGATTGTTTTACAGTACTTGACCCAGTTCTTTATGGTAAAAATGTTGCGAACGCTGTAACACAAGCTGAAGCTAGAAATTCAAACTTTGCAGCTATGTATTGGCCATGGATTAAAGTTCCTGATTCACAAGTTGCTGGAACTCAAAGATGGGTGCCACCTTCAACAGTAATGGGTGGAATATATGCATTCAACGATAGAGTTGCTCATCCATGGTTTGCACCAGCTGGTTTAAATCGTGGTGGAATCACAACTGCACTTCAAGCTGAAAGAAAACTAACTCAATCTGATAGAGATACATTGTATGATTCAAATGTTAATCCAATCGCAACATTCCCTGGACAAGGGGTGACTGTATTTGGACAAAAAACATTACAGAAAAAATCAAGTGCTCTTGATAGAATCAATGTAAGACGATTACTTATCAAAGTTAAGAAGTTTGTTGCAAGTTCATCAAGATTCTTAGTATTTGAACAAAACACAGCAGCAACAAGAAGAAAATTCTTGGGAATTGTTAATCCATTCTTAGAACAAGTTCAATCACAAAGTGGATTGAGTGCATTTAGAGTAGTAATGGACGAAACGAATAACACACCTGACACAATTGATAGAAATCAATTAGTCGGACAATTATTCTTACAACCTACAAGAACTGCTGAGTTTATTGTATTAGATTTCACAATACAACCAACAGGTGCTTCTTTTCCAGAGTAATAGTTAATTAAAATAACTAAATTAAAGGGATTTATAATTAAATAAATCCCTTTTTTTTATATTTATTGATATTTATATATGAAAGTAAAGGTTTAAGTATTTTTTAATAGGAGAAATTCAATGGCTGAATTATTAGAACCACAAGATATAATGTTTACCCCTTTTGAGCCAAAGCTCAAAAATAGATTTATTATGCAAATAGATGGTATCAATGCATATTTAATTAAAACTGCAAATCGACCTCAAGTTGATTCAGATGAAGTAATATTAGAACATATGAATGTTACAAGATATGTTAAAGGTAAAACAAGATGGCAACCTTTAGAAATTACTTTATACGACCCAATCGTACCAAGTGCTTCCCAACAAGTAATTGAATGGGTAAGATTACACCACGAATCAGTAACTGGTAGAGATGGATATTCTGATTTTTATAAGAAAAACATAACATTTAATGTTTTAGACCCAGTTGGAGCGACTGTTGAAGAATGGGAATTAAAAGGAGCTTGGATACAATCAGCTAATTTTGGTGATATGGCATTTGATTCATCAGATCCTGTAGAAATTGCACTAACATTACGATATGATTACGCAATACTTAAATTCTAATAAAATACTTAACTAAAATATGAGAAAAACCCCCAATACAGAAGAAATATTGAGGGTTTTTTTATTTAATATATATTTATATATGAAATGAGGATGTTTATATGAAAACAACATTTGATGAAATAATAGAAATAGTTTTAGACCACGAAGGTGGTTATGTAAATGACCCAGATGATGCTGGTGGTGAAACCAAGTATGGAATCGCTAAAAGATGGTATCCTAATGTGGATATTAAAAATCTTACCAAAGAACAAGCTAAAAAAATATATCATACAGACTATTGGAGACGAGGTAAGTGTGATGAAGTTCCTTCACAATTAAAACATATCTATTTTGATATGTGTGTTAATTTTGGTAGAAGTGGAGCTGTTAAAGTATTACAACAGGCTGCTAATTCTAAAAATAGAAACAAAATTGATGTAGATGGTGGAATGGGGCCAGCTACTCTAAAAGCAATACAAAACATCTCATTAGATAGAGTAAGAGCATATCGTGTGTTACGATTTGCTAACATAGTTATAGACAAACCAAATCAAGAGAAATTTTGGTTAGGTTGGTTTAGACGAGCAATAGAAGTTTAACTAAAGTTATAGGAGACAAAAATGTCAACAGAAAATTTATATACAGAATTAAATAATTTATGGGAAGATTTTCAAGAAAAT